TAATACATCGTGTAGCTCATCAATTTCCCAACCATTGTTAACGTGAACAAAGATTGTACCTTCAGTACTATGAGCACGAGTTACCCAACCTAAATGTACTAAATGATTAGGACTTGTAGGTTTAGTCTTTGTAAATTGACCAGATGTAGTGTCTAACCATAAGGCATCACCATCACTATAAGTTAATGGGTCAATATTTAAACCTCGTACTAGACCTTCTGTTGTGACACGTCCTGTACTATTATTACTAATATCTTCTGTAGCAATTGCAAAAGTTGACGCTGAACCTGATTCTGTACTAGCATTTGCTAAATCAATTGTGACTTTATTACCAGAAGCTCCAGTAACTTTTACAACATCACCATTACTAATATCAGCCCCAGATTCGTTCTTAACAACTAATCCTAATTCTTGTCCTAATTGATATGTGACATCAGCACTAACAACTAAATCAATAGTTTCATCATCAGTATTCCAAGATAATGTTCCAGCATCACCTGTTCCACCAGTTACTTGAAAACTAGGAGCAACTAGCTCACCAGTCATTGTGTCACCACTAATACTTACAAAAGATGATGGGCTTACTGCGACATCACCCCAAGCCGAACCATCATAAATTCTACTAATATTGCTTGTCGTATTAAAATACCAATCACCAGCATTTAGTGGGTCACCATTTAAATCAACTGTTGGGTCACTTGCTTGACCACCTAGATATGTACCTTCCATACTATCTAGAGCTGCCTGAGCTGCTGTAGCACTTGCTGCCGCATCACTTGCTGAAGTCGCTGCATTAGTCTCACTTGTAGCAGCATTAGTTTCTGAAGTAGATGCATTATTAGCTGAGGTTAAGGCATTACTTGCGTATGTTTGAGCAGAATTTTGACTTGTTAAGGCATTAGATGCACTCGTAGCTGCTGAAGTTGCACTTTGAGAAGCTGCAGTTGCAGAAGTAGCCGCATTCGTTTCAGAAGTTGCTGCAGCTGTTGCACTACTTGCTGATGCTGTTGCACTTGTTGCTGAGTCTGTTGCACTGCTAGCACTTGCTGTTGCACTTGTTGCTGAAGCACTTGCACTTGTGGCTGATGCTGTTGCACTATTTGCTGCATTTGTCTCCGAGGTACTTGCATTAGTTTCACTTGTAGCTGCTGCTGTAGCACTTGCTGCGGCCGCTGTTGCACTAGCTGCTGCTGCTTGGGCATTTGCTAAGGCTGTCTCAATCTCAGATATAGCCTCATTTAAATCATCTGCAACATCATTAATATCAGCAATGTTTGCTAAAACTGTAGCAATATCACCTAGGGCATCTGCAACATCATTAATATCAGTAATATTTGCTGCAACAATACCTGCGTCAGTAGGTGATGTTAAAATATCAGCTGGTGTTGTACCAACTTGTAAAGTTAATGTCTGCCCACTTGTAGGTGGTGTAAAAAATACCGCAGCATTATTAATTAAATCATAATCATCTCTTGATACTACTGTACCATCAAGGAACACTCTGATATGGTCCTCAGATATAACATCAAAATCTGAGGAGAATATCTTTTGTGTTCCGTCAGTTGTAAAGACTTTATCTGAAACCATATCTTATTTCCTATATTCCTCGACTTCCTTTAAGATGTAATTGTCCTCTCCAAGAAAGTGAATTTAATTTGAAACCTTTGTTAATATCACTAACAAAAGCTATTTCTAGATTGTTTGCATTACCAACAACAGGATATTTATGATCACCTATAATTGCTAATGATGGAGTTGTTACATAATTATTGTATGTTCTTACTACAGTACCTCTGGTAATTTCCATACCATAATATGATGAATCTCCCATTGATAATCTTAAGTCTCTAAGAATTAATGATGAACGATTACTATCTACATTTGATTTACCACTAGGAACACCCCATTTAGATAATTCAATACGAGATTGTACTGTATCTGCTCCGTGATCTTCATAAGTAACAGTAGTCATATCCTCAGGTAACTCTAAACTAATTGCTTCAAGTTTACGATCACCGTTGTCATAAGCTACCATAACTAATAACTCATCACCTAGTACTTCAATATTAAATATTCTATCATCTGGGTCTAATTCCCAAGTGTGCCAAGCAGACTGTGCTTTTTCTTCACCTTGCCAATAAAAGTTATATACATATATCTTATTATCTGTACCTGTAATAGCAAATAACATATCGTACTTACTACTACCTGTTAATTTCTTAATTCCTTGTGGGATGTAGTAAGGACAATGTCCTGTAATATTTGCAGCATCATTACTAGCCGTATCAGGAACATTAAAGTACTCTCTGATTGTAGTACTATCTTGTTTGTCTGTTGCAAAATAAATATTAGGACCAATTGCTACTGGTGCAGCTTCAATATTAATATCAAAGGCTGTACTTTGTTGAATACTAACATCATTAGGTGTTAATGCCCTTGTGCTTGACATAATGAATTGTGCTTTATCACCAAACAATAATAATTCTTTATTGAATGGAATAGCATAACGTAAGTATACTGCTTTATTACTATCTACTGCAACATCAATAGGATCAGCATCAAGTACATCAGTAACAGTTGTAGGCCAGAAGTTATAGTACTCACTTGTTTCTGATAAAATTACATTATCATCTGCAAGCATACCTAATCTATTCTTAAAGAAAAAGATGTCTTCAATGTTCCTACCTACAAATGATGGTTCTGGTGCATTAAACTCGTCACCTACTGTACGATCACCCCAATTAATAGTTGACATTGGAAAACTAGTTGTACTTTGTCTCTCAATTTTATGAGGCATAGTACTAGCATTAAATGAATTATCTAGTCCTGGTTTAAATGTTTCTCTATATGCAGAACCTACAAATTTAACATAGTAATTATCAAAGTTACTTTGTTCATCTCCTGCAATCTCAATGACTGCATTTTGGAAACCTAGATCACTAGGTAAATCCTGCAGTTTTCTTATTGTGCCTACCCAAGATTCTGATGCTTGCGATCCCCAGGAATCTGATCCAGAATAATTAGGTGCACTTGTTTTTTTAACAACAGATCCTACTGCTGTACCACCAATAGCAGAGGCTATCGAGTTAGCAACTGCGACACCATCGACATTAGTTTGCGAAGTGACTTGCGAGCCGTTGTTGTAAATATAGTAAGTATAGCCTTTAGCTGAATTGTTATCTGTTCCATATCTTATTTCTGTTGTTCTTTTTACCCAATAATAAAAGTTTGAATCCCAGTTAGCATCATCATTGTTATCAGTTGTACCTGACATTGCAACAGTCTTTGTCTTATTAACAATGAATGTTGTGTCACCTACGGTAACTGCTGAGAATGCATCACGTGGTAATGTACCTGCTGGAACATTTAAGTAAGAGTTAGAGACCCAGTCTTGAGCCATCGTACCATTTTCATCATAAACCTTATATTCACCATCTTGAATAACCATAATGTACTGCTCATCACCAGCACCTCGGTCATACACGTGGATAAATGCATCAGGATCAACTGTGGTATCTGTTGCTTGAACAATAGATGGATTCCTCTTTTGTACTCCTTGTACTAATGAAGGATAACAGTTAATCATCTCAGTTACCTGTGTATCTAAACGTAGCTCATCAGGTTGCTGCGAGACACCGTTGTATAACCCAGGTATAGTCTGATTTACTAAGGCCATATCTAACTCCTAATTGGTCGAGGATTCCTACTTCTTGTAATAATTCTACTTGCGTCTGTTGAATCAAAGATATTATAATTATTTGTATCTACATCGTGCTCTAGTGCTTTTTCATAAGCGTGCTGTTCGTCATCCATAAGGACACGAATAACATCTGTAGAACCGATTAATCTTTGATATGTAATTCTTGCTGCTTTAATTGCGATATAATATGCAATTGTATATGGGATGTCATCAAAATCTAAGTCCCATACAACGTCTACTTTATGAGTAGAGTTAGGATCAAACTGAAATGTTTTATCATCTTTATCGTACAGTTTGTTATCCTTCATAATATATTTGTTTGATCCATCAGAACTTTCTAAACGTAGAATGCTCGATGCAAGGGCAACATAACCGTTTGTATCTGCAGTTAAGTCCCAATCATAATCTGTGTTACAGTTGTAACCTTCTGTAAGAATAGTCTTACGAGTCTCCGTAAGAATCTCTAGGGCTGTACTAGCTTCGTATACATCCGAAATGTTTGTTGCAGTCGTAAGAGTCATCTCACCGATAGTTTGCAAGGCAATGTTTACGCCTTCTAATTCAGTCATAGAATTTCTCCGTATCAAAAAAAAGGGACACCCGAAGGCATCCCTTAGTTATATTAGTCAGTTGTAACCATCTTGATTACACAACCATTGTTTAATGTACCGAAGCCCATTGCATAAGATGAAGTCATTAGATCACCTAATTTCTCAGGGATGTAATTAACTTCAGACTTGATGTCAAGAAGCTTAACAACACCAACAGCATTTTGAGTGAACATATAGATGTCACTTGTGCCAATGTTATTAGATACTAAGATGTTGTGACCAGCTACCTGAACAACACGACCAGTATCGATACCACCATTAGAACCTTGAGTCATATCTTTGTGAACTGCACCAGACTGTACTAGACGGTTGTAGTTCTTAGGAGATACAACTACGTAACGATCACCTGGAATATCTTGCTCGTCCATAGTAGTTTGAGCATCATAAAGAGCAGCAAGGATAAGATCACCCTTATCGCCATTTGAAGATGCACCTGCAGTAGCTACTGAAAGTACTGAAACTGCTTCTACGTGACTGGCATTCCAAGCACCTGCTGCGTGAGCTGAAGTGAATACGTATACAACATTGTTGTAAGATACACGATCACCAACAGCGTAAGCTACAGTTGCAGAAAATGCAGTAACGTCTGAGTATGGTTGACCTTCGCCACCATTAGTGTCATCAGTGTTTGCAGCATTAGCCACACAGTTATCAAGTTGTGTGATAATTGCTTGGTCTACTGTTTTAGCTAGTCTACGACCCATTTCAACAGAATACTGTGAACGAGTCTCATAGTGTTGCATTGCTTCTTCGAAGTTATCAACGAATACTGAAGCATATTTAAGATCATCAATCTCGATTACACGCTCACCAGCATTGATTAGGTTAGGTGTAATATCAGTTCCAGGAACGTGAGTTGATGTT